GACGTTCGTGGCAGAGAGCTGCAGACCGTACTTGCGCAGCGGCTCCGTCTCACCGGCCAGGCCCGACTGGAACAGGGTCAGCGCCTCATCGACTTCGAGGTTGTACACCGAGGCGAAGTCAGCGCCCCGCTCGGTGAGCTCGTCGATGAAGTCGACCGGGTTGTCACGTCGGATCGTCTTCGCGAAAGCCGAGAACTGCGTCGCATACTGCGCGAAAGCCCGGCGTGACAGCGCCAGCCGCGTCGGAGCGTCCTGCCCGAGGATGCGGAGCTGCTCGGCGATGTCCTCACCGAACGTCACCTGCGTCGCGTTCAGCGACTCCCCCAGATCGGAGGCGAGCTGGATGCTGGAGAACCCGAACTGGATGCCCGTGCGGATACCCGTGCCAATGCCGCGCGCCAGCACGCCACCGAGGTTGAGCGCGGCGCCGGCGAGGAAGTTGCCGGTGAAGATCTCGCCCACGCGCGACCGGAAGCGGCCGCCGAACGAGTCCGCGGCGCTGTCACCGAAGCCGCTGAAGATGCGACGCCACCCGCCCGCTCCGCCGCTGGCAGACTGCGCCAGCGTGGACGCGTCGCCCATGCGCTTCTTCGCCGAGGCGAGACGCTCGGTCGAGTTCTCGACGGACTCCTGGACGTTCAGCAGCGTGCGCTGCGTCGACGCCAGGCGCTCCTCGGCGCGGATGACCTGTGTGGAGTCCGACGCGTACCGTCGGCGAGCGTCGGCGAGCTGCGATTCGGCGACGCGGACCTTGCCGACGACGTCCTGCTCCTTCAGGCGCTCACGCGACAGCTCACGTGTCGCCTTCGCGACGTCCTCCGTGGCCTTCTTGAGCGCGTCGCCCGACACCGTCGACGTCTGCCGCTTGAAGCCCGACGCGAAGCCACGCCCAGCGGTGTCGCCGGCAGAGCTGAAGCCCTTCGTGAACCGCTGCCCTGACACCTTCGTCGTCGAGTCGACCTCGCCCGTGACCTCGCGGCGGAAGCCCTTGAAGGTGGGGAAGATCGCGACGGCGCCCTGACCGACCTGAGGTGTCGACATCGCGGCACCTCCTGGTGACTAGGGCAGGGCGGCCAGAGCCGACCGGCGAATGAGCTGCTGAGTGAGCTCCTCGAGCTCCTCGGGCGTGACGTCGTCCTCCCCCGGCCAGGGCCAGGGGAACGTGAGCGGCCGCGGGTGAGCCTTCGGGTCGCGGTTGACGTTCGTGAACGCCAGCAGCAGCCCCTGCGCTGCGATCTCGGCCTGTGTCATCGGGTACGCCCACCGCGCGGCCGCAGCGTGCGTGCGCGTGCCGAGCGTCTCCCGAAGGCCGTCGACCAGGTCGCCCGCCTCGGCATAGGTGAACGCGTCACCGATGTCGTCCAAGCCCAGCTGGAAGCGGTCGCGGAAGTCGAACCGGAGGGCTCCGCGGTGCTCCTCTACGAAGTCGAGGAGCCGAAGGATTCCCCCAGCAGGGCCCCCTGCCACTCGCCGAACGCCTGGAAGTACTTCCCGCGCGCCACGAGCAGCTCGGTGTGGTCCAGGTCGAGGACCTTCTCGACCCAGTCCGGCGCCTGCTGCGCGAGGAGGATCTCGAACTGCTCACGCTGAGGCAGGTCCTCCATCTGTCGGATCGTGCGCTCTTTGATGCGCAGCGACACGACGAGCTCGCCGAGCGTCGTCTGGGCGACGAACTGGTCCGCGAGGACCATGTGTGCGGGCGGTTCACTCGGGCGCTCCTCGAACCGAGGGACGGGCGTGACCTCGAACTCCTTCTTGTCGACGGGGCTCTTGCCGTTCTTGCGGGTCATGGCTACTCCTGTGGGTGTCGTGGGTGAGTGGGTAGGAGGTGCGGCTCAGAGCACCCACGAGCCCTGAGCCGCACCGTCTAGATCAGGAACCGGACTCCGCAGGGAGAACCCATTCACCGAAGTGCTTGCCGCCGACCTCGCTCGAGCGCTCGATCGGGAACACCAGCTGCTGGCCGGCGACCGCGCCACGAGTGCCCTGGTCCTCGGTCACTCGGGGCGCGTTCACGTTCGGCGAGACGCGACGACGGATGGCGCCGTTCTTGTAGATCTCCTCGGTGAAGACCACGTACTTCGTGTCGTGCCCGCCACCATCGATCTCGACGTAGCCGTTCTCGTCGACCGTGGCGCCCGCGATGAGCTCACGGATCACCGTGTTCAGCGCCTCCGCGACCGACAGGGTCAGCGTCACGTTCGCGTCGCCGGTGACGATCGAGTAGCCGTCCTGCCAGAACTCGATCGGCTCACCGTCAGCCGCCCAGGCGAACTGCGGGGCGCCGTCCGTCTTGAGGAGACCGAGGCGCTTGAACGCCGGGTCGAGCGTCAGCGACGGCGACGCACCCTCCACAGGGGTGGGGATCGTCGTGCCGAACGGGGCGATGCCGATGAAGCCCGTGATCGGGACTCCGACGGCCTGGATGTTGTTGCCGTTGCTGTCCGCAGACATGGCATCTCCTTCAGGAATCGTGCCCCTGCGGGGCGATGGTGTGGGTAGGTCAGACCTGCTCGGGCGTCACAGCGAACACGACCGTCGCGAATCGACGAGCGCGGTCCTGCGCCTCGTCGACCGGGAACGGTCCGTTGCGCTCGAGCACGGCAGAGATCGGGTTCCGCGGCGACTGCCCAGGTACGTCGGGCGCCGGCAGCAGAACAGTGAGGGCGAGCACGACCCGGATCAGGTCGTTCGCCGGCTTCGGCGCGAGCTTCGTCCCGGCCAGGACGCTGAGCCCCACCGAGCGTTCCCCCGTGACGGGCGACGTCTCGGGTCCGCCGTCGTCGCGGATGACGAGCAGCTTCTCCGGGAACGGAGGCTCGGCGGTCTCCTTGTTGTCGACCTCGACGCCGCTGAGCAGTCCAGCCTGCGCACCGATACGCGCAGCGACCGCGGCCGCCTCACTGCCCTGCAACGCCGTGCGGTACCAGCTGGTGAGGAACAGCTCGAGGTCGGAGTTGACGACCAGCGGGTCAGCCACGGCCACGCCTCTTGTTCGCCTGCAGTGCGCGCACGAGGTTGCCCGTCTTCGACTCGATCAGCATCGTCTTCGGGTCCGTGCCCTCCACCAGCGCGACCACGCGGCGCTGGTACTTCACGCGCACCTTGATCCCGTTGACGTAGTCGCGGGAGTCCTTCGGGCCGCGATCGCGCGCCGTCTTCGCCACCCGCTGCGCCGCATCGACAGTGACCTTCACGACGGCGGGCGAGCGGCTGAGCTGCTCGAAGTACGCGTTGTTGATCTCCATGCCGTCACCCCCTGACGTTCTCGAGCGGGACTTCCTTGACCGGCTGCCACCCCGTGAAGGGGTTCGTGTCGGCCTCCGGGATGACGTCGACGGCGTAGTGGATACCGCTGTCGAGATCCTCGAGCGTCCCGCCGTCGCGGATGCGATCCAGCGGCTGCACGTCGGCGGTCGGGTCGGTGAGATAAAGGCTCTTCGCCGTGAGGATCTGCGCGCGCGTCGCGTCCGACGGTGCTGTGCTCGACGAGGACGCGACCCATGCCCCCTCGAGCGCGATCGTGAGCGCGGGATCCCAGTCGCCCGAACGCGTCTCGGCGCCGCTGTAGTCGTCAACGACGAGCGCGCGGCGATCGCGGAACACCGTCTGCCCGTGCGGGAACCGCATCAGCCGCTCCTGACAACGTAACGCTGGATGATCGCACGCTCGGACTGCAACAGCGACGCGACCTCGTAGCGCACGGACGCGCCGCCGACCGACTGTGCCGCGACGACGCCCTCGCGGATCGTGGAGCGTGAGGCGATCGCCGCCACGACCCCAGCGACGTCCGCCGCCTCCCACTGCGCCCACCCGTGCTCGAGCGTGACCTGCACGCCGCCGAGCTTGTCCGTCCAGCAGGTCGCGAGTCGCAGGACGCCCGCTTCGCTGTGGTCGACGTCGGCGGTGACGTCGGTGCCGTCGTTCAGCACCTGCGTCACCGAGCGGATTCGCCCGCTCGGGATGCGGAGCTCTCGCCCGCCCGAGCCGTTGAGCGTCAGCGTCTCGGTCAGGATCGGCGTGACGTGCCACCCGCACTCGCGTCGGACCTCCGCGGTGGCTGCCTTGAGGAGGAACTCAGCGGCAGGAGTGGCCGTGTCGATGATCAGCGGGATCTCTGTCGGATCGGCCACGGTTGCCTCCGCTACTTGTCTTCGGGGATGACGGCCTTGTTCGCCGGCTTCCGGCCCTTCATGCCGAGCGCCTTACGCGCCTTCTCAGAGAAGGTCGCTTCGGACGGGGCCGGCTCAGCGGCCTGCGTGGTGAGCGGCTGGACGGGTGCGGGCACGGAGGCCGGGGACAGAAGTCCCCGGCGCTCCGCGTCCTGCCGCCGGTAGCGCACACCGTCGATGATGACGATCTCGCTGCCGGCGCTCATCAGCTGCCGCCGACCGTACCCACGACGAGGTGGGCGGGCTTCCAGATCACCTGGGCCGCACGCAGCTCCGCACGCACGTACGTGAGGTTGCGCTGCGCGTAGTCCTTGTGCTGGTTGAAGGCCTGGATGGCCAGGCCCTCACGGTCGAGCAGAGCGAGCTGCCGGAAGTCGCCGACGATGAACTCGCCAGCGCCGAGCAGCTCGGACGTGATCCGCGTGCGACCCCAGAGGGTCTGCGGGCCGGTGCCGAAGGGCCCCTGCCCGTAGAACCGGTCCTGGTTGTCCATCATGAGGTCGATCTCCTCGTCGTCCTCGACGGAGAGGAGGACACCGGTGACGGTGCCGCCCTGCAGTCGGGTGACCTTGGTGATCGCGCGGCGCACGGCCTTGACGATGTCCATCGGGTCGGTCGTGGCGACCGACTGCGACTGGACGCCGCTGGTGTGCAGGATGCCCTTGGGCTGGCCGTTGAGGCCGGTGCCGTTGAGCAGGTAGCCCTCGATCACGGAGTCGAGGTTGTACTCGAGCTGAGTCTCCATGAACGTGGCGAGGGCGGGCGCGTCCGACAGGAGCGAGTTGGTGACGTCGAAGCCGTCGGCGTAGGTGAAGACCTTCGCGTCGGCGAGCTCCGTCGTCAGGTCCGAGACGGGCTTGAGCGCGGCATCGTCGTCGACGGCGGTGGCCTCCGGGACGACGTCGGCGTTGTTGCTCGCCGCGGTGACCTGCAGGTACTCGAAGTTGCCGGCCGTCTCGCCGCGCGAGATCAGGTCGAGCAGCGTGAGCCGCGGACGGTCGACCTGGTCGACCATCGGCATGCGGATGTTCTGCACGTGCGCGGTGCCGGTCGTGATGAGCGCCTTGGCCGTGCGGCGGTTCGCGAAGAAGTCCTTCATCGAACCGATGCGGGCCGAGTCGATCTTGATCGGCGTGCCGGCGCCGACACCCGAGGGGTGCTTGGTCTTGAACGACTCGTAGGCATCCGACTTCACGAACCGCTTGCCGAGCGGCACCTGGTCGAACGAGTCCGGGTTGTCCTCGGCCGACGCGTCGCTCTTGCCGAGCTCGACGAGCTCCGCGAGAGACTTCTCGGACGCCTCGACGCGCTCGATGCGCGCCTTGAGCTCCGCGGCCTCCGCAGCCTTCGACTCGATGGTGGCCATCTCGTCGTCGGTGAACTCGCGGCCCTCTTCGGCGGCCGCCTTCTTGATGTCGAGGAGCTCCTTCTGGAGCGCCGCGAGCTTTGCCTTGAGATTCATCAGAACCTGTCTTTCTGCCCTACTGGGCCGTTGTGATGTTGATGAGTCCCAGGTGCTGCTTCGATCGCCCCGTCGTCGGCTCCTCGACCTTGGCCCCTGCGGGCTCCTCGGTCTTGGCGTCGGACGGCTCGTCAGCCGTTCCCTGGTCTTCACCCGCCGCGGCATCGGCCGCTCCGGGTTCGCCCGCCTTCTGGCGGTCGTCTGCTGCCGCTGCTGCGGCCGCCTCGCGGGCGGCCTTCACGGCGAGGATCTCCGTCTCCTGGTTCGCGCCGACGGGCACGATGGAGACCTCGTGGAGGCGGAGCTTGCGGAGCTCGTAGTAGCTGACGTTCTGACCGTCTTCGGTCTTCTCCACCCAGCCGCCCTCGATGACGTCGTACGCGAAGCTCAGCTGGCGCACGCGACGGTTCTTCATGAGCTTGTGCGTGTAGGCACCGTTTGGGTTCTCGAGGTCGAGCTTCCCGTCGACGAGCAGACCGCGGGTGTCCTCCTTGCCCGCGCACTCGCCGATGTTGAGCATCGGGTCGTCCATGCGGTGCCGCCAGTAGACGGCGATGGGGTCGCCCGCGGCCGCGTACTCCGCCAGCGACTCCGCGAACGCCCCAGCCACCACGACGTCGCCGTAGCTGTCGATGTTCCCGAAGATCGACGCGTACGCCTGGAAGGTGCCGTCGTCGCCGACGGCCTTCATCTCGATGTCAACGGTCTTGGTCAGCATCGCTGACTCCTTCCTGCGCGAGCTCCCGCTCGACGTCGTCGTTCACGTGCTTGGCCACCAGCGCGGCCTCGGTGATCTCCGCGCCTGCCTTGGCGAGGTCCTCGAGGAGCTCGCGGTCCCACCGACCGCGGTCCCACCACTTCTCGGCGCCGGCGCTCCGCTGCGTGCGGACGACGCGCTTCTGCCGATCTCTGAACTGTGTGATCACCGCGACCTGCTTCTCGTCCTCTCGGAGCGTCACCGGCAGCAGTCCGACGTGCTCGATCGGATCGAGGCCCACCGCGGCGAGAGATGCTTGCGGATCGAAGCCGGCTCGGATGAGCGCGGTCGCCGCCGTGATCAGGCGCTGGATCTCCTCGGCGGTCTTCGGCATGACGCCGCCACCGCCGGCCGTGACACCGTCCTGCGGCGACGACTGGCCACCGATCAGGACATTCAGCGGCGTGACGAGCTCGTCGCCGCCCTCGATCGCTGGCAGGTTCTTGCGGACGCGGACCTCGTTGCGCGTCATCCACGGTGCGCCCGAAGCAGTTGAGAGCACCTCCGCCTCCTCTTCGAAGGAGCCGCGGAGCTTCGACTCGACCGCGGCCTCGACGTACACGTCGCCGCCGGGCTGAAGGCGTGGGACCAGGAAGGCGTTGACGCCCTGCTCCCACGCCGTGATGTACGGGCCGAGGTTCGGGCCGTAGAGCATCTCCTTGAACGCCTTCACGTTCGCGAACGTGCCCTCGCGGATGCCGAGGATCTCGGGTGCGATGTAGTACGCCGTGCACACCTCGATGTCTGTGAGCTTGCGGCCGGCGAGGTCCTCGATGTCACGAGGCTTGAACCCGCCGAGGGAGGTGAACGTCTCGCCGTCCTCGAACACCGGCATGCCCCCGGCGTTCTCTCCGCCGCGGGTGAAGGTGGACATCATCGACTTGAAGCGCTCGCGCGCGACATCGCTCGAGAAGGCGTTCGGCCGCGAGATCGCGCCCGGGAACCTCCCGCCGTTCTTGTGGACGGAGCGGCGGTAGCTGATCGCCTCGTTGTACTCATTGAGGATCTCGCGCAGGGTGCGAAGCGGCGAGGTGCCGTTGGTGCCGCGCTCCGAGTAGCCGACATCGATGAGGAAGTCCTTCGGGTCCCTCTCCACCGCGCGGCCGTCGGCGCCCGTGATGACGACCTCCCCGATCCGGTCCAGGCCGTCGTTCTTGAAACGCACGCGTCGCGCGGGGATCCGCACGAGCTCGTAGCCGTCGTTGTGCTCGATGAGCTGCGCGACGTACTTGTCGTGGAGGAGGCCGTCGATCAGGAGCGACTCCCACAGACGCATCGGCGTGAGGCCGGGCGCGCGCGACGGCCGGCGCAGGAGCTCCGCGATCGGTCCGGTGCGCACGCGCTCGCGCGAGTCGTCGTCGTGGCGGTCGAACACGTGCAGCGGAGTCGAAGCCAGTGCACGCGCGACGAACCCGACGACCTTGCGCACGGCCGGCTGGTTGCGCCATGCCGGCCCGTAGGTGGCGTCCGCGTTCCACTCGGTGAGAGGCACGCCGGCGTCGACGATCTCGATACCAGTCGAACCGACGTACTCGCCGAGCTCGCCAAGGGACTGGAATACGCGGCCCACTAGAGCACCTGCACGAACAGGATCGAGGCGCTCGGGATGACGAGTGCTCCGTCGAGCGCCACCGGGCTCGTCGGCTTCGAGACTTCCCGCACCCCGCTGAGCGTGAGCGTGTCGCGAGTCGCCGACGTGAGGACTCCATCGAACACCTGATCCACGGCGTGCACGATGACGCGCGCGTTCCGCAGCTTCCGCAGCTGTCGCATGGGGGCCTCCTGGAGTCAGATGATCATCGGCTCGTTGTCTTCGTACGCCGACCGGTATGTCTCCGGCTCAGGCATCACCTCGAGGCCGAAGAGCGCGTTCGTGGCAGCCACGGCCGGCGAGACGTCGACGGCTGACTTCTCGCGGTCCCAGACCGGCATGCCCGAGAGGGCCTTGGTGATGCCGCCCGCGATCGCAAGGTCGAGTGGCTTCTGCGCGCGATGACGAACCTGGCCGTCGCGCACCCGGTCGCTGAACCGGCCCGCCGAGTTGAGGAGGTCCGTGGCCTCCACCTTGACGATCTCGAAGCCCGCCTCGATGAGGGGTTTGACGAAGTCCGCCGAGGGACATCCCCGCGTCTGCACCGCGACGTGGGCGATGCCCTGCCGCTTCGCGATCTCGATGACCTTCGGGACCGCCCACAGCATGCCCGCGCGGCGCGCGATGACCTCCACGTGCGCGAGGCCGTCCTCGCGGTAGCCCGCGACGGCGAGGTAGGTGCGCGAGCGGTCCCACGTCGTGTCGAGCGCCAGGCACATCTTCGACCCGGCCGCGATCTGAGAGCCCGGGTCGACGAGCTTGCCGCGGTCGTCGAGCATCGGAGGGTCCGCGAGCTCGGCCCACTGCGCGCCGTCGATGTACGGCTTCACCAGCGAGGTCACCCACTGGCAGAGGATCTCCGTGCGCTTGACCGCTTCGGACTCGTCGCCGAGCAGGTCGGAGCGGATCGAGTCGTAGAACATCGGGCGGTGGCCGACCGACGGGTTCGACTGCTCGATCGCCTCCTGGTCGAGGAGGTCAGCCCCGTCGGGAGCGGACCACTCGAAGAGGGCTGACGCGATGTCGTGCCCGTTGGCGAACTCCTCGATCGACTGCAGTCCGCTCTCGACATAGGTATCCCACGCCTCGATCGACTTGATCAGTCCGGCGCGCAGCGCCTGCAGCACGATCGACTTCGCGTCGCCGGCGGACGAGATGCCCCACAGCTGCGAGTCGTAGATGGCGTTCTTCGTCTTCGACACCGAGCCCCAGACGTCCCAGGTCTGCTGTTCGCGCATCTCGTCCATCACGACGCGCGCCGCGGACTTGCCGCGACCACCCATGCGGGATGCCGCGCGGGGTTCGTACCTCGCGTTGTTCTTCAGGCGCAGCGCCTTCGAGCCGTTCTTCTTGACCGGCTTCCGCGCCTCGGCCGCCAGGTCGGGGACGACGAACATCTCGTCGTCTTCCTCAGGGAACGGGTCGCACCGCTTCAGCGCGGAGTCCCAGGCCTCTTCAGCCAGGTCGAGGTTCTGCGCAGTGCCGAGGATGAGGAACTCGTGGGCCGGCAGGTGCTCGGGGTGACGGTCGGCGTCCATGAAGAGCCAGAACAGAGTGAGCACGGTCAGCAGCGTCGTCTTGCCGTTCTGCCGGCCGACGATGACGAACACCTTGCGGAACCGGTATGTGCCATCCGGGTTCAGCTCGAGCGCGTGGATCAGCAGCCACTTCTGCCACGGGTAGAGCTCGATGCCGAGCACTGTCAGCGCGAACTCGATCACCGCGAACCCACGCGACGTCGACGGCGTCAGCTTCCGCAGCGGCTTCGTCCACAGCCGCGGCTCCTCGCAACCGATCGGCCTACGACGCGCGGGTCGCCGGCTTCCGGTCCTTCTTACGGAGCTGGGCAAGGGGTGACTCCTCCACGGCATGAAGACCAGACGGGCTCGCAGCAGCAGGCGGAGTCACAGGCGGCTCCGGCTCCTTCGGCCGCGGACGGCGAGCGATCGATCGCGACAAATCCTTGGTCGCGGAGAGGTAGGCGGCCAGCAGTCGATCCGACGGCTCCCCCTCAGCGCGGTCCATCTTCCGAGCGAGATCTCGCAGCAGCTCCGACAGCGGCGCGTCGATCCCGTCCTCCTCGAGGCCCGCAGCTCGGATCGCGCGGTTCACGGCCCGCAAGTGCTTCTGCGCAGCCATGACCACCTCCGAGCGTGGGAAAAACGGACCCCGAACCGGGGGGGAGAGGAAGCG